ACCGATGCCCATGAACCCCGGCAATCAACGGCAGCCGATGCCTACGGGCCCAAGGCCGTTGCCAATCGGTCCGCCGAGCCCGGGCGGCGGGCCGCAGCCATTCATGCCCGGCGGACGGTCTCCGCAGAGGGTCGAGTTGGGGCCGACGGATGCGCTTCATAGACGGCCGGCCGTCAGGCCCCTCGACTCGGACTTGATGCCTCAAGAAGAGGCCGAGCCGCGGGATACGATTATGCCGGTGACGGACCACATGTACCGGGGCAACAAATCCGAACAGATGGCGCAGCAATCGTTGGCCAACTATAACCCGTCACCGTTCCCGTCGCCGGTTGACAGTCGGCCGCCGCTGACCGAAGAAGAGCGCATGAGCGGGCGCTACCAACTTGGTGGTCAGGGTCCTATCGACATGCATGCTCTCCCCGCTGATGAGCGGGCGGCGATGGAAAAAAGATGGCAAGAACAGAACGCGCTTGGAATGCAGGAAGCGACAAGAGGGCCTCTGAATTCGCAGGCCGGAAGCCCCGGAAGCCTTGGGCAAATGTTACTTTCAAGGGCGCTGCCTGTTGGTTACGAAGAACCCGCTAGAATTCAACCTAGCGGTTCATTGGCAAATCTTTCTGACGGCTTTAACGAGCCCTGAGTTTTAGAGGAACAGACCATGTACGAAACTGCAAAGAAAGCCCGCAAGGGCATGAAGGACAAAATCGCGCGGCTGATGAAGTCGCCGAAGAGCGTCGATGCCTCTGGTTACCCTGTCGAGGGCTCTGACCCGCTCGACGCTCATGTGAAGACGGGCATGCGCCCTGTCTCGCGTCGAGCCTACAAGCGCGGCGGCAAGGTCCACGGCGATAAGGTATCCCACATGGGTCGAAAGCCGCGCAAGAAGCCAATCAAGTTGGCGACGGGCGGGCAGACGGACAACTCTCCGGAAGACCGCATGGAGCGAGACGAGGTCAAGCAGGCCGGCGGCCCGAAGAACCTGATGAACTCCATCTTCGACATGGCCGACAAGATGGGTTACGGCAAGGGCTCGAATCCGCGCTACGGCAAGGAGGCTGTGGACAAGGCCATCGACTCGTCGAATCGCAGCGGACGGAAAATCAGCAAGGGTGAGGCGGCGAAAATCCATCGCCTTCTTCGCGGCGGCTACAACTCCGGCGGCAAGGCGCTGAGCGCCGATGGCCTTGCCAACCTCAATCAGAAGGAGGCGAACGAGCAGCGCGAAGGCAAGAAACACACCGGCGGCCTGAAGCGCGGCGGCCGCGCCGCGCGCGCGTCTGGTGGCCGCAGCGATGAGCCGAAGCCGTCTCTGCGATTGATTCGCACGCACACGGATGAGAATGGCCGCCAAGCCAAGGTCTACAAAGACCGTGACTGGGGTGAGTATCGCGTGAAGTTTTACCGCGCCGATGGCAGCCCGTTGGGAAGCGATTCGGACCATCACACGGACGATGTTGACGACGCGCACAGCACTGCGAAGGCGGAACTCAACCGCAAGGGGTGGCGCCGCGGCGGCAAGGCGCTCGTCAGCGCGGCGGTCCACAAGCACGAAAGGGCGAAGCATCCCGGCGCCAAGCCGACAAAACTTGCGACCGGCGGCATCCCCGCCGGCATGAAGGATTCGCGCGTGATGCGGTCCCGCCGCAAGGGCGACCGGAAGAACCCGTTCCGCCGCGAGGAAGACATGGACACGATGCCGGGTGACATCGGCGCGCGGCCGGCCCGTATGGCAGCCTCCCGCCTTGCGCGCCTCGCCATGGAAAACCCTGACGACGAGCGCCTGATGCGCAAGACGGGCGGCAAGGCCCTCGACGGCACGATGCAGGGCACCCGGCCGACTGGCGGGCGTCTTGCGCGCAAGACTGGCGGTCGCACGAAGGGCACCCATGTGAATGTCATCATCAACACCGAGCCCAAGAAGCCCCCCATCGGAGCGCCTCCTCCGGCCATGATGGGGCCGCCTCCGGGCGCCGGCATGCCACCCCCGGGCCTCCCCCCGGGCGGGCCTATGCCGCCTCCTCCGGGCCCCATGGGCGGTCCGCCGCCGGGGCTGATGGGCGGTCCTCCGGGCATGGGCGGTCCTCCGGGCATGCCGATGCCTCGCAAGCGCGGCGGCCGCACTGTGGGCAAGCCGGGCCATCGGTCGTACCGGTCGGCCGCGGATATGGATGCAGGCGCCGGCAGTGGCCTCGGTCGTCTCGAGAAGGCCGAAATCCAGAAGCGCAAGGGCTGACCAAGGGGCGGCGGGTGACTCCGACCGCCCTTTCTTTTCCCAACGACATTTACTTAGGCTAACATGCAAACCCTGAACACGCTGTTTGAGCAGGAACTGAAGAAAAAAATCGAGGCCGCCATCGAAGACATGGAGATGCAGGTCTCGACCGGTCACGGGATTGATACCTTCGAGCAGTACAAGCAGACAGTTGGACGCATCGGGGGCCTGAGATGGGCTCTCGAGATGTGTGACGAAGTGAACAGTTCGATTGCAAAACGCTAACCAGAGGAGAGAGCATGACCCAGTACGCCATGGCGCACGAGGCGGACCCGAAGAAGGAATTGATGAAGCAGGTCGGCAACCTGAACGGCATCGAAATCTTCAACAATCAGGTCCTCGTGGCCGTCTATGTTCGTCCCGAGAAGACCGCGGGCGGCATCGTGCTGCCTGACAAGCATCGCGACGAGGACCGAAACCAAGGCAAAATCGGCCTTCTCATCAAGAAGGGCCCGCTTGCATTCGTGGAGGAGCAGAAACAGTGGTTTGCAGGCGCGGAAATCAGCCTTCACGACTGGATTCTGTTCCGTCCGAGCGACGGATGGGCCGTCACTATCAACGGCGTGCGCTGCCGTGTCCTCGACGACACCTATGTGCGCGGAAAAGTCGCTCACCCCGACCAAATCTGGTAAGGAGAACACCATGTCGAACGACAACAATGACATTCTTGTCCCGGTAGACGAAGGCGATACCCCCGCATCTGCTGCGGAAGGGAAAAAGGAGCCTGTTTCGCGCGCAATCGAGCCCGAAGAAGGCGTCGAGACGCTGCGTGCGAAGTTGGAACAGGAGCGGAACTCTCGTCTTGATGCGGAGCGTCGCGCACAAGCCGCCGCGCAGGCCGCCGCCTCTGCTCGAACCGAGGTGGCGGACTCGAATCTGGCGCTCGTGACCAACGCCATCGACACGCTGAAGCAGAACGAGTCGGTGCTGAAGAAATCCTATTCCGAAGCGATGTCGGCGGGCGACTATGACCGCGCTGCAGAGGTGCAGGCAGCCATGTCCACCAACTCGGCAAAGTTGCTGCAGTTGGAACAGGGCAAAACCGCGCTCGAGAACGCTCCGAAAACGCAGCAAACCCCTGCGGCTGCACCTGCGGACCCTGTCGAGGCCCTTGCGTCGCAGTTGTCGCCGCGCTCTGCGGCGTGGGTGCGCGCCAATCCGCAGTTTGCGCGAGACAGCAGGCTGTACGCGAAGATGATTGCGGCGCACAACCTCGCTGTTGCAGATGGGTTGTCTGCGGACACCGACGAGTACTTCGAGGCCGTCGAGGACACGCTGAAGATGCGCCGCGAAGCGCCGGTCAGCCGCGATTCGGACCCGATGTCGGACGCCGCCAAGCCCGTCGCGCGCCGCTCGGCGCCCGCCGTGGCTCCGGTATCTCGCAACAACACTCCCGGAGCGCGTCCGAATGTCGTTCGACTGACCTCAGCCGAACGCGAAATGGCTCAGATGATGGGAATGAGCGACCAAGAGTACGCGAGGAACAAACTTGCGCTGCAGCGTGAAGGCAAACTCAACTGAGGAAATGACCATGGAATCTGAAATCACATCGCGCAGACAGCGCAAGCCAAAGGTGAGCCCGTTCAAGGAAGCCGCGAAGGAGGTGGCCGCGGAGCACGCCGTTGCGCCGGCTCCGGAAGAGATTCGCGACAGCATTCGGCCGCCGCTTCGTGAGGAGGACCCCCGAACGCGCGCCGCGCGCCGCGCTGCGGAGATTCGCAACCACATCGGCGGGCTCGACGAGGGCACCGACGAGTTCTACATCCCGCTCGAAGCCATCCCGGAGGGGTGGACCTACGAGTGGAAGCGCAGAAGCGTCCTTGGGCAGGAAGATGCCGCCCATCAGGTGGCCCTCGCGCGCCTCGGATGGGAGCCGGTGCCGGCCTCGCGTCATCCGTCGTTCATGCCTGACGGCGGCAAGCATGCCGTCATCGAGCGCAAGGGCATGATTCTGATGGAGCGGCCCGTGGAAATCACCAACGAAGCCAGAGCCGTCGAACTTCGCCGCGCGCGTCTTCAGGTGCGGCAGAAGGAGGAGCAGTTGACCGCTGCTCCGGCGGGCCAGTTCGAGCGTTCCAACAAGGCCGACAGCCTCGTGAAGGTTGGCCGTTCCTACGAGTCGATTCCCGTCCCCGAGAAATGAGCGGTTGACGATGATTGCCCCGGAGGTCTATAAAGGGCCTCCGGGGTTTTTTTTGGGCGCATCAGACTGACCCGGCAGACTGCAAGTAGACTGACGCGCCTTTCTCACTTGCGAGGAATCTTTTATGGGTACTACTACTTTTACGGGTCCGGTTAAGGCCGGCAACATCCTCAACACGAGCGGCAACACCGTTGGTCAGGATGTGTCGAATGTCGGTTGGGCCCTGATGGCGCAGTCGAGCGTCATCGACATCATCGGCGCAAGCGCGGCTAATCAGGTCGTTGCGACGGTGCCGGCGGGCTCTCAAATCGTCGATGTCATCTTGAATGTCACGACCGTGAATAACGACACTGGCACGGCGACCGTGTCTGTCGGCACGGTTGCGGCGGGCACAGCGTTCAAGCCGGCGACCAATGTGAAGGCGTTGGCCACCACTCGAGGCACGCTCACGAACGCTGCTGCGACGAATGTTGGCACGGACGACCTTCAGGTCGTTGCGAACTTCACGGCGCAGAACGGAAACGGCACGACCGGAGCCGCGACGGTGACGGTGACTTACTTGCAGGCGCGCGAACTCACGCCGTAATTGACGGCGCCTAGAAGAGGCAGGAACTTCCTCAGAGGGGTTCCTGCCTTTTTCTTTTTTGCGCACCTGTTGACACGCCTTGCATGTCGGCGTAAAAAAGCATCATTCCCGTTCCCCGGCGGAGCGGTTTCGAGAAAACTTGGTCTGAGTCGCCTCGGTGCGCGATGATGGCCTCTCCTTCAGGAGACTCCGTCATGCCCAACATTCAGGCACCTTTCGGATTCAGTCAGGCTCGAGGTAATGGTTCGGCGCCGACCTACGAGCAGGTCACCACTTTCTGCGCCCACAACACGGCCGCCATGTACAACGGCGACCCTGTCTTCCGCAACGGCACCACCGGCGGCATTCAGCCGACGACTCCGGGCGCCGGCATCCTTGCCGGTGTATTCAACGGCTGCAAGTACCTCTCGGTGTCGCAGCGTCGCACCGTGTGGAGCAACTGGTGGCCCGGCTCCGATGTCGCCTCCAACCAGTTGGTCGAGTGCTACATCGTCAACGACCCGAACGCGCAGTTCATCGCGCAGGTCGGCGGCTCCTCTTCGGTCGGCCTCGTTGCCGCTGACATTGGCGCCAATGTCCAGTTCGCCTACGGTACCGGCAACCAGAACACCGGCATCTCTGGCGCGTTCATCGACATCTCCGTGACCCCTGCGGCAACGGCCACGCTGCCGTTCAAGGTCGTCGGCCTCGTGACGAATCCCCCGGGTGCGAACGGCACCGACGCCGGCGCGTACAACTACGGTATCGTCGCCTTCAACAATGTCGAAACCAAGACCCTCACGGGCGTTGCCTAAGGAGTAAAGGACCATGGCAGTCAATCTGAGTGCAATCAAGGACCTTCTGCTCCCCGGTCTCCGTGGAATCGAAGGCAAGTACGAGATGATTCCGTCTCAGTACGACAAAATCTTCACCAAGCACGACTCGAAACTCGCTCTCGAGCGCACGGCGGAGATGCGGTACCTCGGACTCGCGCAGTTGAAGACCGAGGGTGCGCAGACCTCGTTCGACAACAACTCGGGTCAGCGGTTCGTGTACAACCAAGAGCACAACGAAATCGCTCTTGGCTACGCCATCACCCGCAAGGCCATCGACGACAACCTGTACAAGACGCAGTTCCACCCGTCGAACCTCGGCCTCATCGAGTCGTTTCAGCAGACCAAGGAAATCTACGGCGCGAACATCCTGAACACCGCCACGACCTACAACGCGTCGTTCGGTGGTGACGGCGTCGCGCTCATCGCGACGAACCATCCCATCGATGGCGGCACGGTCTCGAACCGTCCCGCGGTTGATGTGGAACTCAACGAAGCCACGCTGCTGAACGCGATGATTTCCATCCGCACCAACTTCCGCGACCAAGCCGGGCTCAAGGTCTTCGCGCGCGGCCGCAAGTTGGTCGTTCCGCCGGCGCTCGAGCCCACGGCCATCCGTCTGACGAAGACGGAACTTCGCCCGGGCACCGCGGACAACGATGTGAACGCCATCCTGACCACCGCCGGCGGCCTGCCGGAGGGCTACATGGTCAACGACTTCCTGACCTCAGCGTCCGCGTGGTTCCTGCTCACGAACATCGACGGTCTCTCCTACATGGAGCGCGTCAAGTTCGAGACGGACATGCAGGTCGATTTCGTCACGGACAACCTGCTCGTGAAGGGCTACGAGCGGTACTCGTTCGGCTACTACAACTGGCGCAGCATCTTCGGGTCCTTCCCGTCGTAACCTCAGGGGAACACACATGAAAGGTCGCAAGCATCGCGCCAGTGGTGGCGTAAACGAGGCGGCGCAGGACTCTTCCAAGAAGAACCTGCGCTACACCTACCAGTCGAATGTGCAGGACGAGGCCGAGGAGCGCAAGCGCGGCGGCCGAGCCAAGAAGCACGCCGGCACGGTGGAAGGCAAGGCTGCTCATCACGCGGGTCGCAAGGCCCGAAAGAGCGGTGGCCGCGCCGGCTGCGAGAAGAGCCCGTTCACCTCGGCCCACGGCGGCACGCCGCCGAAGGGCCGCAATGTGAGCGGCAACTCCCCGAAGTAATCGGGGAGCGCAACAGCGGGAACAACGGGGGCCTCTGTGCCCCCGTTTTTCCATGGGGGATACGCATGAGCGGAGCGTGGCAGAAGAAAGAAGGCAAGTCGCCCTCTGGCGGCCTGAACGAGCGCGGTCGAGCATCTCTGCGCGCGCAGGGGCATGACATCAAGCCTCCGGTGACGAAAGAAGAGGCGAAGCGCAGCCC